CAGCATATATTGACTCCGATACGGGAAATTTAATAATAAATGTAGTTAACTTAGAAAAAGATGAGCAAGTAGAGGTACAAATCCTTAATGGTGGGGATATATTTAATGATACAATATATGAGGTGAATTAAATGATTACTAATACTGGAAAAAATATTTTAGCAAAATACCTACTAGGACAGGCTCCAGCCTATGCCTCATATATTGCCCTTGGCTGTGGAGCAAAGCCATTAGCATCAGATGGCGTTCTTGGTGACTATTCTAACAAGGAAAGACTTAATTTTGAAATGTTTCGTGTTCCAATTATTTCTCGTGGTTATGTCTCTGAAGATAATATAACAAAACTTGTTTTTACGGGAGAACTTCCATCAGAAGAAAGATATGAAATAACAGAGGTTGGTATATTTTCTGCGGGATCAAATACTTCTACAGGAGCATATGACAGTAAGTCAATTTATGCATTTACTCAAGATGAGAACTGGGAATATCATACTACAACTACAGCAACATCTATTCCAATAATATACGAACCACTAGATGGAGATTTACAAAACAACGTTATAAATGTATCAAATCGTGTGTTTCAAACAAATGCCGATAATCGTATTTTTACAAATCAAAACAGATATTTAAGATATGAAAGGTGCAGGTTCTTTAATAACATTGTTGTTCTTAGAGGAGACCTGTCAAGCATATCAACTGATATTAATAATCGCCTTGTTATTAATGCTGGATCTGAACACCTTCATTTAACTGGAGCAGAATTAGACTTTAACAGAAATGCTCCAACTGATGAAATTAAATTGGCCTTTACTGTAATCAATAAAAATGGAGAATCTACCGCCGTTCCAGACAATGTAAAAATTATTGTTGAGTTTGCGTCATCAGACATTCATAATTCTGGAGAATGGGCAAGGTTTGAAATAAACTTAAATAATGGAACGGGAGTAGGTCAGCATGACTTTAGTACAAATAGATATGTAGTTGCAACAAAACAATTACAAGAACTGTACAAAAGTTCTGGTTTTACATGGAGTCAAGTTGACGTAGTTAAAATTCTTGCTTCTGTAACAGATAATGGTTCGGTAACAGATAATTTTTATATATGCCTTGATGCAATTAGATTGGAAAACAATAGCACTGCAAATCCACTGTATGGAATGAGTGGTTATTCTATTATTAAAAATATAGGAGCACAGCCTATAATTAAATTAGCAAACACAACAAACTATATTGAGTTTAGGTTTGCTTTGGATGTTCAATAATGGCATTGCCAGATAACGGTATTAAAAAAGTAATAATCCCAAAATCTTCTTTGCCACAGAGATCTGGAGAGAATAAAGACTATGCCTTCAGATTTAGAGTTGTATCAGAAGATAAAAATAGAAGTTCTCACTGGTCAATTAAGTATAACGTTGCTCTTCCAGATGTAACTGTTATAGATTATAGAATTGCGATAGATTCGACAAACGAGGTAGTTACCGCAGTGTGGGTTCCAGAGGCTGGGACAAAGTCTGAATTTGATGTTTATATAAAATGGGATAATGAACCATGGCAGTTTGTTTCTACTGTTTTTACAACAACATATTCTACAGTTATTAAGTCTAGTGCAAATAAGGTACAGATTGCTGTACAAGTACCAACATTTCCAAAACAAAGATATACAGGCTCAACCCTTTTTGAGTCAACACAGGAAAATGTTTGATGGTATAATAGATATATTATGGCAAAACTACCACTACCAGAGCGAGGCCAACCACTAGATGTTTCTTATATCTATCAGTTGGCTACAGCAATAAATGATTTATCTTCACAAATATCTCCAGCAGTATACAAGTATGTAACAATAGACACACAAGGGGTTGGAAAACAAAGTGTAAAGGCTTCTGAGGCTAGAATTATTGGTGGATATGTGAGCGTTGTAAACAGTTCTACACGAAATGCTGGAACAGAAGTTGCGTTTTCTTATGATTTTCCAACTGATTTTAAATATGCACCAATTGCTACTGCAACACCAATTAATATCGGTGGCACAGATGCTGGTAAAAATGTTTCAGTAGTTTTAAAAACCGTTACAACATCTAAAGTTGAAGGAATTGTTAGATTCGGAACAACTGGAGATATGTCTGTTGATGTTAATCTTATTATAATTGGAATTCCAAATTAAGAATGATAAAATGTATAAAATGTACACGGAAAATGTTCATAGACAGACAGTACAGCAAAATTGATCATTTAGAAATTTATTGCATATACTGTGGATCACGCAGATTTTTCCATCCACCTACAGAAACAGCAGAGGGACAATGGCTACTAAAAAAGGAAGTATTGAGAGCGAAGGCTACAATGAGTCCCCTATAATACAGGGGAATAAAAAGGTTTGGTTTCTCAATAAAGATCTTGTTAGAATTTATCATATAAATAGATCCAATGGAATAATGTCTGTTTATAACATTACACAAGATAGAATTGAAAGTTGTTTAGTTAGTGATTTTAAAAATAAAAGAGAAAGAGCATACACCGTTGGCCAGACTGCTGATTTAGTTAATCGTCATAAAAAATATATGCCATCATTAATGAAACGAGGAGTCATTCCTTTTCCAACTGGATCACAGAAAGGTGGAGCAAGAGGATTTCAAGTTAGATCATATTACTCAGAATCACAAGTAAAAGAGATTCGTGATATACTTGCTTCATACCATATTGGTAGACCAAGAAAAGATAATTTAATAACAAACGACATTACACCATCGCAGCAAGAGTTGACACGCAGGATGGGAGACGGTATACTTACATATAGAAGAACTGAAGATGGAAGGTTTATTCCAGTGTGGAATGAGTCTATTTAACGAAGGGTATGAAATGGAAAACGAAGACACAAAGGTATCTGTTACATTAGGATACACACTTAATCTTGGCAACTTTCAATCACTAAGAATTGATCTTGGAATTGTTGATTCACGTAAAAATGGAGAAAATATAAATCAAGCATTTGATCGTGTCTATCAGTTTGTTGAAAACAGACTAACTGAAAAAATTAACGAAGCAAAGGCTGAGATTAACGAATAATGGCCGAACGCAAAGACCGAATGGCTTTGCTTTCAAGATACAGCAAGCATCATACTGCAAAGTATGAAAAAAAGCCATCATTAAATTTAAATGTAGAACAATGGGCTTCAGATGCTCTTATTGAGTCATATGGAATAGGACAGTGCTATGATATTCTTGAGTATTACTTTAACGTTTCTTTGTCTCCTTCTTGGAGTTACTTTGCTTACAATGCGGAAAAAATATTACAAGCAAAATTAGATAAAGATCAAGATAATAAAGAAAGAGCAGAAAGAAGAAGAATGGCAAAGGAGTGGCTAAGTGAATAATACAGAAGCAAAAGTAATTTCAGCAGTCCTAAATGATAAGCAGGTGCATGTACTTCTTCAGGCAAACATCGATAACCTTCTTAGAACTCACAATGATGTTTGGGAGTTTATAAGAAATTATTTTGAGCACAATAGTTCTGTTCCACCAATCAATCTTGTTGTAGATAAATTTAGAGACTTCCAACCAATAGAAGGCGTTGGAGCAACAAAACATCATCTTGAAGAATTGCAAACAGAATATTTAACTGACAGCCTAAAAGATATTTTAAGATCTGCTGCTGGAGATGTTCAGCAGGGCGAAGGTAACAAGGCATTAGATAACCTAATTACACAAACATCAGAATTAAAAAAGAACACGTCTGCAATTCGTGACATTGATGTAACAGATCTAGAATCTGCAGTTGCTTATTTTGAAAATCTTAAAGTACAACAGGCTGCAGGCCATGTTGGTATTAAAACTGGACTACCAGGATTTGATAACTATCTTCCTTCAGGAATCATGCCAGGGCAGTTAGGGGTCTTCCTTGCATATCCAGGTATTGGAAAGTCTTGGCTTGCTCTTTACTTTGCCGTACAGGCCTGGAAACAGGGTAAGACGCCTCTTATAATTTCACTTGAGATGTCAGAAACAGAAGTTCGTAATCGTGTATTTACTATTATGGGTGAAGGTCTTTGGTCCCACAGAAAATTAAGTAACGGAAATGTAGAGTTGGATACCCTTAAGGCTTGGCATGCTAAACATCTACAGGGTAAGCCAGAGTTTCATATTATCTCAAATGATCAAGGTGGAGAAATTAATCCATCAGTTCTTCGTGGAAAGATTGACCAGTATAAGCCAGACTTTGTTATTGTTGACTATCTTCAGTTAATGTCTCCAAATCAAAAATCAGAAAATGAAACGGTACGAATGAAAAACCTTTCAAGAGAACTTAAACTAATGGCTATTGGTGAAGAAGTTCCTATTATTGCTATCTCTTCTGCTACACCAGATGATGCAAATGATTTAACAAGCGTCCCTACTTTAGGACAAACTTCCTGGTCAAGACAGATTGCATATGATGCTGACTGGGTAATTGCACTTGGTCGTGCACAAAATAGCGATGTTATTGAGTGTGCATTTAGAAAGAATCGTAACGGATTTATGGGAGATTTTCTTGTTCAGGTTGATTTTGACAAAGGATACTATAGATATAAAGATTTTGAAGATAAGTCGGTATAATATGTTACATGGCGAACTATCATCACAAACCTATAAAAAGGTTCAATTTAAGTGGAGTAATCTACGATGAGTCAGCAATTGGGCGACTTAAAAATGAATACACTAGACTTATTGAGTCTGAAATGCGTTTATCTGGATATGTGCCTAGACTTGATATTGACATAGATTTTACAATAGACTATAATGAGAAAAAGAAATATTTTGAATTTGAAATAACAATATATGGGATACGTACAGGGAGAAAGCAAAGCGAATGGATAAATGGAATAGACGGAAACAAAGCAATTTATACACTAAAGAACAAATTAAAAGAGTCATCACAGGCTCAGGTATCACAGTCGAATCAGAAATAGATTCTGACTACATAATCTTTTGTCCATTTCATAATAATAATCGTACACCTGCTGGTGAAATTGATAAGTATAACGGAACATTTTTTTGTTTTTCTTGCCATCACGTTGCTAGTCTTGTTGAGTTTGTAATGCACACATCTGGACGAACATATTTTGAGTCGGCTCGTTTTATTAAAAGTAAAGAAACAGAGCAAGATTTAGAGCGTGATATAAATCAAAAACTAGTTTTAAGGCCAGAGTTTGTACCATTTGATGAACTTATATTAAAACGTTTACATAACAACCTGCTTGCATCAGATAGGGCAAAAGATTATTTTAAATATCGTAAAATAGAAAACACATCTTGGACAAAGTTTTCTTTAGGGTATTCAGAAAAACAAGATATGGTAACTGTCCCAGTTCATAGTCCAGATGGCTTGCCAGTTGGGTTTGTTGGCAGATCTATTGAAGGAAAAGAATTTAAGAATACTCCAGGGCTTCCAAAAGCCAAAACATTATTTAATCTAAACCGTATTAAAACTGCAGACAGGGTTTACGTAGTTGAATCATCCTTTGATGCCATAAGGCTTGATCAGGTTGGTCTTCCAGCAGTAGCAACGCTTGGGTCAAATGTATCAAATATACAAATAGAATTGCTTCAAAAATATTTTAATAACATTATTGTTGTTGCTGATAATGATGAGGCAGGAGGAAACATGAAAGATAAGATAATTGAAAAACTTGGATCTCGTGTTTCTGTTATACAACTAAATAAAGAATATAAAGATATTGGTGATATGCCAGATGAAAATATCAAAAAATTGGAAGTTTCATTTGACAAAGACATTACCTCTATGCTAAACTAATATAACAAACAAAGGAGAAATATATGAGCGTAATTAAGGGATTAAAAGATATCAACGCCCTGCTCGAAAAACCAAAATACGAAGGAACAGGACAAAAAGTTCGTTGGGTTAAACTTGCGGATGGGCAATCAGCAAAGGTTCGTTTTGTTGAAGAACTAGACGTTGACTCAGCAAACTATTCAGAGACTCGTGGTCTTTCTGTAGTAGTTTCAGAACACACAAATCCAAAAGATTACAAGCGCAAGGCAGCATGTACTCAGGACTCTGAGGGACGTTGTTTTGGATGCGAAATGGCACGTAAGGAACCAAAGTCAGGTTGGAGAGCACGTTTGCGTTTCTATTGCAACGTTCTAATGAATGACGGACTTGAAGATCCATACATTGCTGTTTGGTCCCAAGGAATTTCTAAACAATCAGCATTTAATAACATTCGTGAATATGCACTTGATACAGGTAGCATTTCAAATCTTGAGTGGAAGTTAAAGCGTAATGGTCAGGGAACTGAAACCAATTACACACTTCTACCTTCAAAGCCAGATGCAGAACCATTTGCATGGGAAGGTTTTGAATTCTTCAACCTAGAAAAGGTTGTTCGTGAGGTTCCATATCCAGAGCAAGAAGCATTCTACTTTGGATTTGACACTCCATCTGTTACCAGCACTAATATCGACTGGTAGTAGATGTCTTACGTAGGCTTACACGTACATACCCATTACTCGTTATTTGACGGGATTGCTACTCCAGAAGAATATGTTGACCGTGCAGTTGAGTTAGGGATGCCAGCAATTGCCATCACTGACCACGGTACTTTATCTGGGCATAGGGAACTGCACCGTATTGCAAAAGCAAAGGGTATTAAGCCTATACTTGGCGTAGAAGGCTATATGTGTAAAGATAGATTTGACACTAGAGATAAGTCTGAAAGAGACGGAGATCTAGATCTAGTCTATAACCATATAGTTCTTCTCGCCAAGAATCAAATTGGTTTAGAGAATTTAAATAAAATTAGTGAAATATCTTGGACAGAAGGATACTTTAAAAAGCCAAGATTTGACTTTGAAATACTTGAAAAGTATTCTGAAGGAATTATTGTAACATCTGCATGCCCAAGTAGTGTGCTAGTTAAAGCACTTGAGAATAATGAATTTGCTGTAGCAAAAGATTATATTGCATGGTTTAAGCGTGTATTCAATGATGACTATTATGTTGAGGTAATGCCACATAACACTTCAGAAATAAACAAACAGTTAATTGCTCTAGCCGATGAGTATAACGTAAAAGTTGTTGTAACACCAGACTGTCATCACAGCCATACAGATCAAAAAGAAATTCAAGAATTTAAATTACTTCTTAATACACATGTAAAAATTGACAAAGAGCATACATTTGAAAAGTCAAAAAAGCAACCAGACATGATGAAGCGCTTAGACTATCTTTATGGCAAAGATCGACAAATTACATTTAACAAGTTTGATATCCATTTACTTTCATATGAAGAGATAAAATCTGCAATGGAGGCTCAGGGGATTGATCGTCCAGACATTTATTCAAACACTTTAGAGGTTGCAGAAAAAATTGGGGACTATGGAATCCAAGAAGGACTAGATTTGTTACCAGCACAATACAAGAATCCAGATAAAGAATTAGCAGAACTTGCCTTTGCTGCTTTAGAAGAAAAAAGATTAAACTCTAACTGGCTTGGTAATGACATCTACGAACAAAGGCTTGATGAAGAGTTGTTTATTATTAGAGATAAAAAGTTTGCACCATACTTTCTTGTTGTAAGCAATATGATTAACTGGGCTAAGAAAGAAGATATTATGGTTGGTCCAGGAAGAGGTTCTTCTGCTGGATCCCTTCTTTGTTATCTATTAGGAATTACTGAGATTGATCCGATTGAGCACGGACTTTTGTTCTTTCGTTTTATTAATCCAGATCGTAATGACTTCCCTGATATTGATACAGATATTCAGGACACTCGTCGTGAAGAAGTAAAAGACTATCTTGTTAGACAGTATCGACACGTTGCTTCTATTGCTACTTTTCTTGAGTTTACAGGAAAAGGAATTGTTAGAGATGTTTCAAGAGTACTTAATATTCCGTTGTCAGATGTTAATAAGGTTTTAAAGACAGTAGACTCATGGGACGACTACTGTACCTCAAAGTCAACAATAGAGTTCCGTGAAAAATATCCAGAAGTAGAAATATACGGAGAGCAACTTCGTGGTCGTATTCGTGGTACAGGAATCCATGCAGCAGGTGTAGTAACAAGTAAAGAACCAATCTTTAGATATGCACCATTAGAAACAAGATCTTCTCCTGGATCGGATGAAAGAATTCCTGTGGTTGGCGTTGATATGGAAGAAGCCGAAAGAATTGGTCTAATTAAAATTGATGCATTGGGTCTTAAAACTTTATCCGTTCTTAAGAATACAATTGATATAATTAAAGAACGAGATGGCAAAAAAATAGATCTTCTTAAGATTAAAATGGATGATGCAAATGTTTACCAGATGCTTTCAGATGGACATACAAAAGGAGTGTTTCAATGTGAAGCAGCACCATATACAAATCTTATTGTTAAGATGGGTGTAAAGAATCTAAATGAACTTGCAGCATCAAATGCTCTTGTTCGTCCAGGTGCAATGAATACTATTGGAAAAGACTATGTTGATCGTAAGCATGGTCGTCAAAACATATCTTACACACACCAAGTCCTAAAAGAATTTACGGAAGACACTTATGGCTGTATTCTTTACCAGGAACAAGTTATGCAAGCATGCGTACACCTTGGCGGTATGTCAATGTCAGAAGCAGATAAAGTTAGAAAAATTATTGGAAAGAAAAAAGATGCTAAAGAGTTTGATCAGTTTAAAGAAAAGTTTGTAGAGGGAGCATCTAAGTTTATTACTCCTAATGCTGCTCGTGATCTATGGCATGACTTTGAGGCTCACGCAGGTTATTCATTTAACAAGTCTCACGCAGTAGCATATTCGACACTATCTTATTGGACTGCATGGCTAAAGTATTATTACCCACTTGAGTTTATGTACTCAGTATTAAAAAATGAAAAGGACAAAGATGCAAGAACTGAATATCTTATTGAAGCAAAAAGAATGGGCATTAGCGTTAAGTTACCTCACATTAACGATTCGGATATTGATTTTAAAATTGAGGGTAAAGGTATTAGGTTTGGACTCAGTGCTATCAAGTTCATATCTGACAAGATTGGCGAAAGATACATATCTGCACGACCATTCAATTCGTACAAAGAACTTGAAGAATTTACATTTACTAAAGGAAACGGAGTAAACAGTCGTGCACTGCAAGCACTAAGAGTAACTGGTGCTGCAACCTTTAATGATAATCCTAGAAATGATCAGGAGATTAAAGAGAACCTGTATGAGTATTTAAATCTTCCAGAGTTTAATATTTCTATACCTTCTCATTATTACGCATTTATTCAGGACATTGTTGACTTTGAAGAAAAGGGATCATACATTTTTATGGGTATGGTAAAATCAATTAAGCGAGGAACAGGATGGTCACGAGTTGAAGTTTTGGACAAAACTGGCAGTGTCGGTATATTTGATGATGAAAATACGACTATTGAGACAGGTCGTTCTTATTTGGTCTTGTGTAATGATAATAGGATTGTGTCTTTCATACCTTCAGACGAGATAAAAGAATCATCTAATGCACTTGTAAAATTTTTAAGTTATAAGCAACTACCATATACAGATGAAGAAATGTTTGTAGTCTCCTTTAAACCAAGAATTACAAAGACAGGAAAGAAGATGGCATCTCTTACGCTTGCTGATACAAGGAGAGACCTTCACTCCATTACTGTATTTCCTACATCATTTGCAAAGGCATATATGAATATTGAAGAAGGAAAGTCATACAAGTTTGATTTTGGAAAAACAAAAGACGGAACAGTCACATTGGAGGATGTACATGTCGGTTAGTATAGAAGAAGCATTAGCACAACTTGATCCCAAGTTGAGAAAGAAATTAGGTAGCGGAGTAGGCGTTAATTATGAATATCAACCTACACCTAGTTTTGGTTTAAACCGTGCCCTAGGAGGTGGTTTGCCTTACGGTAGACAAGTCCTTATATGGGGCTCAAAGTCCTCTGCAAAGTCTTCTATGTGCCTTCAAATGATTGCTTTAGCACAAGCAGAAGGAAAACTTTGTGCATGGATTGATTCAGAGATGTCATACTCAGAGGACTGGGCTAGAACTCTTGGTGTAGATCCAGAAAAACTAATCTACTCACAAGCCAGAACTATTAGTGACATGGTTGATGTAGGTGTTGGCTTAATGAATGCAGGAGTTGACTTAATTGTGGTAGACTCTATTACATCAATGCTTCCTGCAATCTATTTTGAAAAAGATACAGATGAAATGAAGCCTTTAGAAAATACTAAACAGATTGGAGCAGAGTCTCGTGACTTTAGCAATGCATGGAAAATGCTTAACTATGCTAATAATAAAGTTAAGCCTACTTTGCTTGTGCTTATTAGCCAGTCTCGTAATAATATTAATGCTATGTATACTAGTCAGCAGCCTTCTGGTGGTCAGGCTACTAAGTTTTATTCCTCTTGCATTGTTAAACTATTTAGTTCGGAATCAGACAATCAAGCAATTAAAGGCAAGATTCAAGTAGGGGATAAACTTATTGAAGAAAAGGTTGGAAGAACCATTCGTTGGGAGTTGCAGTTTTCTAAAACTTCTCCAGGATTCCAATCTGGTGAATATGATTTTTATTTTAGAGGTGACAACATTGGCCTTGATACAATCGGTGATTTAGTTACTACCGCAGAATTAAATGGTATCGTTGAACGTACAGGTGCTTGGTACATACTTCCTGATGGTACAAAGGTTCAGGGTAAAGAAGCATTCGTCAATCGTGTAAGAGAAGATCTTGATTTACAAGAATCTATTAAGGCAAGATTAATTGTCTAATTACACAGTCTATCCAGGAAAGTGGCCATGCCATACATGCAAAGAAGTTGTTTTAACATTGAGATGTTACGCTGAAACTAAAACTCTTACTTGGATGTGCAAAGAAAAACATTTAACAACGGTTTATCTTGGAAAAAGAAAGAAGAAGGACTTTGACGGAGAAGAGTGAAAGTAAAAGAATAGGTGCTAAACAGCACAAGAACTCAGGGCGTGGGACACACAAGGGTGATGCATCTTGGGAAAATTTTACTGTAGACTTTAAAGAAGTTGGAAAGTCTTTTACTTTAAACAAAGAAGTATGGGCTAAGGCAACAACCGATGCTATAAAAAATGGCAACGATCCAGCAATTGTTGTAGTAATGGGCGAGGGTAACTCTAAAGTTAGACTTGCTGTAATTGAAATGAGCATTTTAGAGCAAATTATAGAGGATGGTGTATAATAG